CAGTAGCAGTAGGTACACAAGCAGCTAACGCTGGAAAAGTTTACTTAATCACCAGTCAAAGAGATCTTACTGATACATTTGGAACTCCGCTGTTCTATACTGATGCAGGTGGAAATCCAATTAACGGCGGCGAGCTTAATGAATACGGTCTACAGGCTGCTTATAGCTTGCTCGGTGTAAGTTCGCAGGCTTATGTTGTAAGAGCTCCAGTGGACCTTGCTTCACTTGCTGCAAAATCAACAGCACCTGCAGGCGATCCAGCTGACTACAGCTATTGGTTAGATACAGCAAACACTGTTTGGGGTATCTTCGAATGGAATCAAACAACTGGTACATTTACCAACAAGACTCCGATTGTAATCGATGATAGTAATTATGTTTCTAGCACTGTAAACGGTATGGGAGCAGCGCCTGCACCAAATATTGGTATAAAAGGTCAATATGCTGTTCTAGCAACTACTTCTGCAGGTAATGCAAATAATAATTCTATTTGGTACAAGAACTCCGATGGAAATTGGGTACTAGTAGGTTCGAAGAACGAAACTTGGAGCAACGGCAATACTTCTACTTTTGCAAGCACAGTTTATACCACAAGTTGGCCAGCTGTTACAGGTACAGCCAATCCAACTACAGTAAGTACCGGTGGCAGTTTAATAATTAACTCCACACCGATCACAATTAATAATGGTGATACACTATATACTGTAGCATCAAAGATCAATAATGTAATGCACTCTCAGGGAGTTGGTGCTAAAGTTGTAAGCGGCGCACTTGCGTTATACGCAGATAGCAATGCAGCATCAAATGGATCAACTGCTGATGGTAACATATTGATCGGTGGTACATCTACTGCAATCGTAATTAGTGAACTAGGGCTAACAACTGCAACTACATTCGTAGGTCCAACAGTATTTGTCGGTCCGCACACCCAATATCCAAACTTTACATCAGATCCAACTGGCAGTGTTTATATGAAGACTACTAGCCCTAATGCTGGACAAATTTGGTCAGTTAAGCAGTGGTCCCCGGATCTCGGTGCATTTACTGTTGTAAGTGCTCCTGTATACGGCGGAGACGGCAGTGCCATTTATAACCTTGATAAGACAGGTGGCGGCGCTAATATTCCAGTCGGAACATTGTATGTAGAAAGTAACTACGATCACGGTAATAATAATTATTACAATGGATTAAAGTATCCAACTCTTGCAGAATTTAAACTGCATGAGCGTGTTGCTGTTTCTCCTACTACTATTACAAGTGCAGTAACTACACAAACTGTAACTATTAATTCAGGTACAATTGTAATTGATGTTACTATTCCAGGTGCATCTGGACATTACAACACTACTACTGTTACTGTAAATTCTGGTACGCTTGTGCATCTAGTTACTGCAATTAACAACAGTGGAGTACCATATGTTAGTGCTGCACTTAATTCCGACGGCACTGTATCGATATCACACAGCACCGGCGGCGATATTCGATTCACAGACGGCAGTAATATTCTAGGAACAGTATATAATGAAAACTCCACTGCTAATTTGTATTACCTCGGTTCTTATGAACCATCTGGTAGAACATTGAAAGCCAGTAACTGGTCGACACTAAAATATACTGCATCAACTATTGCTCCGAGCACACAACCAGCTAATGGTCAGCTATGGTATAGTTCTATTGTTGATCAGGTAGATATTTTATATCATAACGGAACTTCATGGGTAGGTTATCTAAATGCATTCCCTACTACTGATCCAAACGGACCACTAGTGTCTGCGCTTGCACCAACTACACAAAGCGACGGGACTCCGTTAGTTAATGGTGATATTTGGATTAGTACTGCTGATTTAGAAATGTATGGTCATGAAATTTATGTTTGGAATGGCAATACACTTCAGTGGATACTACAGGATCCAACTGATCATACTTCACCAAATGGTTGGATATTTGCTGATGCACGTTGGGCTACTAGTGGACAGTCTGTTACTGCTTCCTCGATACCAGCACTATTAACATCTAATTATGTTGATCCAGATGCGCCAGATCCTGCATTGTATCCACGAGGAACTCGACTATGGAATCTACGTCGTTCAGGCTTTAATGTTAAGGAATATGTAACTAATTATATTAATATCACTGCAAACGGCGGATATAATCCGCGTATTGCAGGCGATCCTATGGCTTCTTATAATCCGAATCGTTGGGTCTCTGTAAGTCCGAACGGTAATGACGGATCAGGTACATTTGGCCGTAAAGCGCAGCGTTCACATATTGTAGCTTCTATGAAGGCATTAATTGACGGGAATACCGCAATTAGAGATTCAGATAGATTGAACTTTAATTTAATCGCTGCTCCTGGATATGTCGAAACGGTGCAAAATTTGATTGGTCTAAATACTGATCGCGGTATTACTGCTTTTGTAATTGGAGATACTCCATTCCGTTTACCATCCGATGCAACTTCACTAAAAGCGTGGGGTAGTAATTCAAATGGTGCATATGACAACGGCGATGTAGGAGCGGTAAGCTACGATCAATATACTGCACTTTACTATCCAAGTGGATATACAAACGATCTAAGTGGAAATAACATTGTTGTTCCGCCTAGCCATATGATGCTTCGTACATTTGCACTAAGCGATCAAAAGAGTTATCCATGGTTTGCACCAGCAGGTATACGTCGTGGGGTTGTTGACAATGCTACTTCAGTAGGATACGTTGATGAGCAAACTGGTGAATTTAAACTAGCATCGCTGCCACAGCCAATTAGAGACGTATTGGCATCAGTGAAGGTTAATCCAATTGCTACAATTAATGGGGTGGGGCTTGTTTCGTTTGGTCAGTATACTCGTGCTAACGCAGCAAGTTCGCTGGATCGAATCAATGTTGCTCGACTAGTAGCTTATCTACGTCGTCAACTAGATATCCTTTCGCGTCCATATTTGTTTGAACCAAATGATCAAATTACTCGTAATGAAATCAAAAATGCTGCACAAAGTTTATTACTTGAATTACTAGGTCAACGTGCAATCTACGATTTCATTGTAGTATGTGACGAATCAAATAACACACCAGATAGAATTGATCGTTCAGAACTATGGATGGACATTGCTATCGAACCAGTCAAAGCAGTTGAATTTATCTACATTCCACTTCGCTTGGTTAACACTGGTGCAATCAAAGCTGGTACTTATAAGCTAGCATAATAGAATTAAAAAGATAGGAGCATTATAAAATGGCAGTAGCAAGTTTAAGTAAATTAACGGTTCCGTTACCAGCGGGCCAAAGTTCAGCTAGTCAAGGCTTGTTAATGCCAAAGCTCAAGTATCGCTTTAGAGTGACACTGCAGAACTTTGGTGTAACAAGTCCAACTACAGAAATTACCAAACAAGTAATGGATTGTTCGCGTCCAGAAATTTCATTTGAACAAATCGTACTCGATGCATATAACAGCAAAATCAAACTTGCTGGTAAGTACAGTTTCTCTGATGTGAATCTTAAAGTACGTGACGATGCAACTGGTGCTGTTAGTAGACTAGTGGGTGAGCAGGTTCAGAAGCAATATGATTTCTTCGAACAGTCATCAGCTGCATCCGGTATTGACTATAAGTTTACTACAGTTATTGAAATTCTCGATGGCGGCAACGGTGCATATACTCCGGTAACACTAGAAACTTTTGAACTCACAGGTTGTTATCTAGGAAAAGTAACCTACTCAAACGTCGACTACAAGTCAAACGAACCAGTAGATATTATGATGGCTATCGTCTACGACAATGCTACACAACTCGATGCTGGAGGTAATCCGGTCGGTATTGGTGAAAACGTCGGTCGTACTATTCGTACAATGGCCACTGGTTAACACTTTTAATCTATTAAACATCAAAGGCCCGGCTAAATACCGGGCCTTTTTTGTGATATAAATACTATCATGCCTATAAGTTCTTATCTTCAATCCAACGGATCTGCTGTCTCGCGTAGTTATCAACATGCGAGTCGATTGTACATCGGCGGCGGCGATTACGCACATACGCCAAAAGTTAGTTGGATTTATTATGTTGTGTTTGATATTGACACTTCAGCAGCTATTAACACTGATTGGTTAGGAAAGCTGAAACATAATGAAGTAGGCTTAATGGTTAAAAACGTTGAACTTCCAAAATACCAAATAGCCACAGAAGTAATTAACCAATATAATAGAAAAACATTAATACAAAAAAATATTACTTATCAAACTGTATCATTTGCATTCCATGATGATAACTCCAACATTATTCATAATTTGTGGTTAAATTATTTTAAATATTATTATAATGATTCTAATCTCGATGGAACTGGTCCTTTAGGAACTGCTAGAGATAATCCCACAGGCGCATACTCAAATAACAAGTATAATCCATCAAATGATTTGTTTACGCCAACTGATTATGGGTTAAACTCAGGAAGAGTAGACACTCCATTTTTCCGATCAATTACACTATATCAACTTAATCGACAAATTTTTACCAGTTATCAATTGATCAATCCTATTATAAAATCTTGGGAACATGATAAATTGGACCAGACTCAGGGAAATAAGATTGCAGAAAGTAAGATGCAGATAGATTATGAAACTGTATTCTACGGAACTGGTCAAGTTAAATTAGATAATCCAACAGGATTTGCAGATCTCTATTATGATAATACTCCCAGCCCATTGAGTGTTGGGTCAAAAAACGGTTCTGCATCTGGAGTTTCTCAAGTATATGGTCAATATTCAGGATTGACTAATCCTGATTCTCAATTGACGCAATCAGATGTACTTAATTCATTATTATCAAAAAATCAAAATAATCTTCTTAGTAATACTCAGGGAGTTAGGCAGGAAGTTGGCAACAGCAACGGTTATTCAACCCTTAATAATCCCTCAGGGATTATTCAATCTTCATTAAATGGACTTGGAATTAATTTAAATTTAAATCTTGGAAATAATAATACTATCTCAGGTCAAATTGAAGCTAATCAGATATCTGCACTCACCGGATCTGGCTTGCCACAGGACTTAATAGGTGGTACATATAGTCAGGATTTAATGTTTAACGGAACTCCGCCTATTTCGTCAGATCCTAGTACTATATCTGCAGATTTTTTATCGTCGATTAGTGATTCAAATATTGATATAGCCGATGCTGCATTTACCCAATCTACTTTTGATGAAACTCCAGACGGGTTTACGGTTGCATCGGGTAATTATTTTAACGTAGTACAACCCCTTGCAGATAGTAGTCCGTATACTGCAAGTAACAATATTGATATAAACAGTGATCCTGCAGATGTACAAACAGCAATTAACGATTTAAGCACTTCATGGTCAAATGATAATGATTTTGTTGCAAGTCAAACATTGGATCCTGCAGATGTACAATCTGCACTTAATCAAGCTTCTTCGGCTGAGGAATTTGCGGCAATTCAAAATGAAGCTATTGCATCATATGCTGCTGTCGATAGCTTGCAGACCACTGTTGATTCTAAATATTCTGATGAATACACTAGATTAAATACTATTCAAACTCTACAACAAACAGATGTTTCGGGCTCTTCATTACTAGCATCTGATACTACATTAGTTTAACAAATTGGATCATTTATGACAACGTTTTATAACAATCTTCCTCAGTCTAATCAAAGTCAAAATAGTGCTCAATCTACTCTTCAAATTTTTGATGCATACAACAAAAAGCCGGTTAGTATCGATGCTGCAACTTATGATGCAATGATTGGATTTTTTTCTAGTAGAGGATTCGGCGATGATGCTGCACAAAGTATGGCATATGTAGTTTTAAAACAAGCATTAATAGACAAAATTAAACCTTTTGATTTAATTAAATCACTAAAAGGATTAAACGAGTTAGAATTAAGCAATTTAATTACCGAATTATTAAATTATAACAGATATAAATCTAGCAGTTTAGGAACTGCGTCTCCATTTACACCTGCAGAAGAGGTATCAAGGAATATCATTGCATGAGTATGAAGTTCGCAAAGAATTTTTTTAAATTAAAAAATCCTGAAAAATATGTAGGTTTAGGAACTCCATTATATCGTTCATCCTGGGAAATGGCAGTGATGAAACTGTGTGACGAAAATCCTGCTATTCAAAATTGGGCTAGCGAATCTATAAAAATACCTTATAGGGATCCACTCACCGGTAAGAATACAGTATATATTCCAGACTTTCTAGTAGTCTATGTTGATCGCAATCAAAAACATCATACTGAATTATGGGAAATCAAACCAAAGAATCAAGCAGTGTTAGAATCAGTAGGGAAAAATCCCTACAACCAAGCACAGTACATTAAAAATATGGCTAAATGGCAGGTTGCAAGGCAATGGTCAAAAAAACACGGTATTATTTTTAGAGTATTAACAGAAGATGATATTTTCAATTTAGGTGGTAAAAGACGATAAGTAATATTATGACTAAAAAATTAGAAACACTTTTAAATATTGATCCAGTAGAGGAAAAGAAAATAGTCAAACCTACCAAGGAAAAACCTACGGTTATTAATCTACAAAATAAGTTGGAAGAGTTTGATAAAATTAGTTCTGCATTACCTAGAGTTAAAGGACTAGGAGACATCAGTGATGCCGAACTTGATACTCTAGCAGATAAAGCCGAGAAAGCGTTTGAAGACCTTATGGATCTAGGAATGAATGTAGAAGCCAAATACGGTAGTCGCATGTTTGAAGTTGCAGGTAATATGCTTAAGACCGCAGTTGATGCTAAGTCAGCAAAAATCGATAAGAAACTCAAAATGGTAGAACTACAACTTAAGAAACTAGCAATTGACAAGAAAAATAATAATGATTCCGAGGATCCAGTAGAGGGAAGCGGTTTCATTGTCACGGATCGCAATAGTCTCCTGGAAAAACTCAAAAAAGTAGATAAATAATATACAGGAAAAACGATATGAAAACTCTCAACGATTATCTTTTACAGACTAAAAAGACCTATTCATTTAAGGTTAAAATTGCTGGCGAAATTACCAACGAAGCCGAAAGTACTCTTAAAACTCTTTTAGAAAAATATCAGATTTTAGAATTTAATAAAACAGCAAAAACTCCAGTACAGGCTTTACCTTTAGATTTTCCTAGAATTCAAAATTCAGAAGTAAATATTTGGGACGTTACTTTAGATTATCCTGTTACATCTCATGAATTAACCAATTATATAGGCAACGGTTTGAAGATTAATGAGCAACGAGTAGTTGTTCGTAGACCAGGTGAACCTTCAGAAGAATACCAACAAACAGGAAAAACCTACGAAGGCGCACTATTAAACGATCCTAATTTTAAAGAATCTCCAAGCGAAGATTTTAATAATTATTACGGTGACAAATATAATATGAGCTTTGTAAAAGCATTAAGCGACGACCTAAAAGCACAGCAACAAGCGCGCGGAGAACTAAGGCCATCAGCAGGTATTGCAGAAACAACCAACGATCTTCCACAAGGCAATGTTAGTCCGATTGCTAAATCGAGAACAGGTCCTGTTGTAAAAACAAGGAATGGAAAATAATATGCAAATGATCGATGTACTTAAAAGATTAGCCGAACTAGATGCAGCTAATCCTACAGTAGCCGGAGCGTCGTTGACTAACGAACAAACATTGGTTACTATGTCTAATGTAGAATCCGACGGACTACTTAATGAAAACATTTCAGAATGCGGAGAAATGGGGATGATTGGCTCACAATCTCAACATACTCCGGCTAGTTTCAGTGTTAGTGCATCGAGCGGTCCTGAACTAAGTGGAATTCTAAAAGACAT